GCTTCTTTTAGAGTCTTAGCCTTTTTAGCTTTCTTAGTCTTATCTTGTACCTTAACCTTCTTCATTTCGTTAGCTGTGTCGTTAAGGTCTCCTTTTTTAACTTCTTTGGTTTGAAGCTTGGCATCTTTCTTTTCAACCTCATTAGCATTATGAATCATGTCTTGATCAAATGCATGAGGATTTTTGGCTAGCATTTTAGCAGCCTTATTAAGAGCAAGCTTGTATGAGTCGTTAGTTAACTCTTTCTCTTTAGCTAGGAGTTTCTCAACACCTTTCTTCAAGAAGTAAGGGTTTACACGATCAACTGCAGGGTCAGTCTTTACATTTTGATCTAATTCAGAAATGATACTCTTGTTCTTCAAGATCTTAACAGCATCATCAAAAGATGTAGTGTTAGTGATCCAAGGCAAGTTGGTATCACGGCGTACTTCATATAAGAAGCGGTCACGGCTGATTTCTCCAGCCTTAAACTTACGATATAGCTTTGCAGTTGTCATACTAATAAATATTTATCTTCCTTGTCCACGATAGTTTCTTTCTGTTCTATCGTTTTTATTCCAAGATTTGTGTGCTTTTCCTTTTTTTCTTTTGCCGAATGTAACTTTTTGATTACCTCCGCCACCTTTTGCTTTTGCCATGACTTACTTAAACTTTTTAATGTTTTTGTTGAGTTCATTAACCATGTCCTTGATTTTGGCAAGGGCTTTTTCTGTGTGCATTTTATATTTAAGGCCGTCTTTGCCTTCAGATAGCTCTTCTTTTAGACGGCTTACATATTCAAATAGACGATTGATCTCTTGTACCTTCTTCTTAACAGCACGAACTGCTTGATGGAATTGATCAGCTTCGTTTCTGGTCTTAGTTTCAGTCTTGAATCTAGAATAATTTTCGTTAAGACCTGCTGCTTCAATATCTTTTCCTAGTTCTTTTTCAAGGCTATAAGGAGTAGGATCAATCATTATATGTAGTAGTGCATTATATATGCGGCTACTTTTATCTTTTATCTTATTTAGAAGCTCAGTTGCTTTCTTATAATCATCTTGAGTTAATACTTCATCTACAGACTCATTCTCTTTAACAAACTGAGATAGCTCTTCATACAATTGCTTGTAGATAAAACCGCCTTTTGATGGACGGTTAGGTATAGATGGAGCATCTTTCCAACCCCATTTATCTTTCATATAGATCTTAGCTTTGCCTGCGGCTAGCTTAGGTTCTACATCTTTAACTTCTTTCTTTGCTTTTTTCTTGAAGGCTTTGTTAGTAGCCATTTGTTCACCTGTACCAGGAGTAAAGGTAGCACCTCCAAAATTAGTAGCGCTAGTTTCTTGACGTAGTTTCTGTGTAGCAAACTGGTTGTTAAACTTCTTATTCACTATTAGCCTTTTTTAAGCTCATCGATTAGATCGAAATATTGTAGAATTCCAGTTATAACCTCGTCTTTAATAGATTGATTTTCTTTGATTGGACTAATGAACTTGATCACCTCTTCTAGTTTGATCTTAACCACAGCATCAGTAGAAGTCTCTTTAAGTTCGGTAAGCTCATTCTTAATTTGATCTAGTTGACCATTAAGATATAGCTTAAGGTTTTTTGTGTCTGAAATATTAGTGATATACTCTTTTAGCACATCTTTTTGTCTTTCTGACATTCCTTGGTATTTGTTGTTAAACTTCTCTACTAGGATTTTATAGGTAAGAAGACGAATCTCTTTGTCCTCTTTCATAAACTCTTCTACTAGAGACTTAGATGCCTTAGAATTAGAAAGATCTTTTGCAGTTAAATGCTCAAGAAGAGTAATTTTATTTAGAATAAGCTGCTTGGTATCGACTGATTTTGTATTCTGGCTTTCAAAAATAGTATAAATAGAAGCAAACGGCTTGTAATTATCGATCTTAGCTTTAAAGAAGTTCTCTAGATCGTAGTTCTTTTTGATCTCTTTGATCAAATTATACTTAAGTTTGGCTATCTTTTCAAGGTCTAGCTTCTTGTACTGCTCAACAATGGTTGAAATTAAGATCTCAGCCTTGGCTTCATTTAGCTTTGGGCTAGCTGAGAAAGTGCTATAAAGACTGTATTCCTTTCCTAATTCTGTATTGGTGAAATACTTTTTTAAGATTTTAACTGCCTTTGAATCCTGATTGTTCAGGAGATCAGAAGTCGTCTGTCTAACTAGCAGTTCAAATAAAATACCGGTATTACGATATTTGCTGTGTTTTATTGCCATAATTTTTTTACAAGTCGACTAGTAATAAATATCTATATATTAATCTAAACCCTCCTTAATATTGTCTTCACTTAGAAGATCTGACTCTTCAAATAGATTAACCTTTCTACCTTTTTTCTTATTGAACATAGCATCTAGAGAATTCTTATTCTTCAAGAACTCGCTCATTGTAGATTCAAGAGCTAGTGGGCTTCCTCCTTTGTAGTTAGGCTTCAAGCTATTTTCACCAGTTTCAGCATCTTTATTATAGGCAGCAGCTCCTAGAGGATCGCGACCAAATGCTGAACCATCTGTTGAAATGATAGAAGTTTGTGTTTTAGGACGGCCTGGCCCTGTTTGCTTCTCATCATATCCTTGTGGTACATTCAAGACAGAGTCTTCTTTTCCACCATACAAGCTAGCAATCTGATGAGGTGTTCCGTAAGCCTGGCCAGATTCTGCTGGGTCATTTCCTTCTTCTTGGATCTGAGCATATCTGAACTCACGCTTCTTGTCTTCAATAATCATGTCTTCTAGCTCAGCATATTGGTCTTCTGAGAAGTGGAAGATCTTGTCATAGATAAAGTCACGAGGTAAAAGTGATCCTTCCATTGCTTGTTTAGCAAGATCAATCTTCTCTTTGAAAAGAGCAATCCTTTCTTGATCGTAAATAATAGATGGATTAGTTAGTGTCAACGTAAAGTTAGCAGCACTCTCATTAGTATAGCCATGTGAATATAGATGCACAAGAGCAATCTTAGTTAGTTCACTAATGATAATACGCTGTAGCCTTTCAATAGTTCTAGCAAAACGAATGTCTTCAGCAGCAAGTGTTGCTTTACCAGTTAGGTCTTTCTCATAGCCCATGAAAGCTTTAGGTATCTTAAGAGCCGCAAACAACTTCTCACGGAAGTAAGCAACGTCTTCGATACCGTTATAATCTAGACCTTTTGTAGTATCGATCTTTGTAGAAGTATCATTACCACGAACCGGGATAAAGAAGTCTTCTAGAAGATTTTGCTGGTTATATTTTAAGTTATAGTTACCAGTGTTAGGATCCATTAGAGGTGCTTTCTTCATCTTCTGTATCATTCTCTGCATGTAGTTGTCAACTTCACCTGGAGGAATTGCACCTACGTTTACATAGAATATACGACGCTCAGGAGCACGAACAATACGATGAATCAACATCGCATCTTCAATAAGCACGTACTGCTTAAATAGTTTACGAGCTGGCTCAAGATATGATCTACCATAAGGAAGATAGTTAACATCTCCTGTCAAACGGAAGTGAGCCATCTCATAGTTGTCAAACCATACACCAGTGTCATTGTTTTGTTGACGGCTATATCCTGTAGATGAAGCTAATGTTGCATTAGGATCATATTTGAATCGAACCTCTTGAGGGTTGTTTGGGTTGTATCCTTCTTCACGAATAATGTTATAGGCAGAAAATGGAATTACATTGTATACGCCGTACTTCTCAGCTATTTCAAGCTTGAGGTAGAAGTCACCGTACTTAGCCATATTACGAACCCAACTCCACAAATTAAATTCAATATTAAGTACAGAATAAAAAAGGTTGTAGAGGAGTTTTTGAATGTTTTCGTCAGACGATCTGATTTGAAGTACTTCACCTTGTTCATTTTTAAGTGTACACTCATCAGCTACAATGTCAAGTGCAGAACAACAGATAGCATCTGTATCCATGGCATCGTAGTCAGCATAGATTTGAACACGGGCTGATTGATAGTTTTGTGCTAAGTTCAAGTTAACACCATACGCAGTAGACGTAGTATAAACTTTATTGAACCTATCAACTAATGAGTTTGTTTGAATAACACCTGATCTTTGTATAGTATCAGTGTCGATTACTTTTAACATGTCTCCACCTTCATTACGAATGATAACATCTGTAGAAAACAGACGTCTTAAGGTCGAGAATAAGTTGTTTTGTTTTTGTTGTTCTGCCATTTTATATTATATTAACCAAGTTAAATCTTCTGCTGCTCCACCTTGTGGTGTATTTATGTTCATACTCCACGGGTTTTGATTATAATGATTGTTTGCATTATAAGTTATACTGGTATCTTGTGTCTTAGTAAAACTGTTTAATGCTGCGTATGTTAAGTTTTCTGCTGTCTTTCTGTATCTAAGGCTAGTTTCTCTCAAATACATACCGATAGCAAAACTCATGACAAGGTCATCATTATAACTTTGCATCGCTTGCGCTTTGCCATTTTTCCAAATAAAGACTCTTAGCTCTTCAAGTAGCCTGATTGATCTAATGATTGCTACTTTATTCTCTAAGAAGTCTCTCATCTTTTCTATAACAAGAGGTCTAGTTTGTTGGTTTGTTGAAAAACCTGGAACTAAACCAGTTTGAGTATTAAACTTGTCCACATACTTAGTAAAGTCCATTGTCTGGTCTTGTTTGTAACTATAGTGAACATTCGTATAACCTTTTTCTAATATTGACTGTATAACGTCCCAGCCAATGTTTGCATTCTCTACAACTAATAGTGCCGTGTTATATTCTGAAGCGATACCTAAAAGTATGTTAGCATACTCTCTTGTATCAACTTGTGACTTATATTCTGCAACCTGTGTTACTGTCTCAACGTCTATAACATGAAAAGAAGAGTAGTCATTACCATCTCCTCTGGCCACGTCAGCTACAACTGCATAATACTTCATAGGATCAGGATACTCCCATATCCATAAAGCTTTATCAAGACCTCTACGTTCAATTGGCTCAGATATCATATTCTCTTCATACCAATTCAAAACATCTGGCTCTATTACAGTATTACCAGAAGTTGCAAAGTCACAATCACACTCTTGAGCCGCATTACGTTTACCTAATGTTCTATCTTGTTCATCACGCCATGTTTGATCACGTTCTGGGTGTACTGTCCAAGGTAGAGATATAGGTAAAAACCTGTTTTGTTGTTCTTGCGCTGATAAGTAAGTTTTGTGAAACCAGTTACCTACACCATTAGGAGTAGATAAAGCTATACAACCACCACCAGTCGCAAGTGTTTGTTGAGCGGCTGTGAATATCTCTTCAATTCTATCGATAAACGCAGCCTCATCTATAACTAGTAGAGATACAGCTTCAGAACGTCCAGAGTCACCAGCTGCTGAAACAGCTTTGATTTGTGAACCATTCGCAAGCTTTAAGCTCAACCTATTATCTTCAGACGTTCCTATCTTCAACCAAGTTGGTAAATTCTGATAAGCGAACCTTACCTTTGTTACCATGTTCTTGGCAGTGTCTTGCTTAGTAGCAATAACAAGAACGTTTTTATCTTTGTTGAACAACATCAGCCATAAAGAATAAGCAGACACAAGAGTAGAGATACCTAACTGTCTCGACTTATTGATTATAGAATAGTCGTGCTTTTGAAACAGTTTTAAAACCTTCTCTTGAAACGGATAAAGATCAAAGAATTGTCTACCTTTTAAAGGGTGCTGGATCATATAGTACTTCTTCATGAAGTAAACTGGATCCGTTGCACATTTGACAAACTCCTCTTTAATCTTTTCTTTTATGCTCTG